CCCAATTCGGTAAAAGCATCCGTTTTCGTGGTGTCAATCCAATTGTAGGGTGAAAAGAAAGGGAGAGTCATTTCCCCTCCTTGACTTGTGGACGCATCGAGATAGACGTGAGGCATGTGGGACAGGCAGCCTCTGAAAGCTCTCTGTACCGGGTTACCCAAATTCATGACGCTGCGATCAGAAAATGGCTCGTAAGCCATGATTGCTCGGGCGAAGAGAAACGGGTTACCTGTCACAACTGCGCGGATCTTGAGGTTACCACGAACGTGACGAAATCCCTCAACGCGAGCTCTGATTTGGGGTTGGTTAAAGAATAAATCCCATGGACGAAAGCTCTCTGTCATATTGGACCCCACGTCCCAAGTGTACCTTTCTATTTCAACAGGGCGGGCTAAAAAGCTACCCAAAGGCACATCTGTAGTTCCTCCGACATCATAAGTGGAATCGAAGGTTGATGACACGTTATGCGTGTCACTCATTGCATTATCACCAAATGCTAAGGTTCCTGTTTTATATGTAGACATGGTGGATGTCAGGTCACCCACCAAGCTCTTTTGATTTGAATATGTAGTAGCACTCTATGTACGCTACCCACCAAGTGCTATTGGTAGGCGCGGGTTTCATTTATATATACATTTATAGTACAATCACATGTAAGCCTAACGGCGAATCGAAATGAAGAAATTAATTTACAATTGGTATCCAATACATGTAATGCCCTTTTGGTTCCAGTGAAGTGTACGTGGGTCTACGCACAGAGGGACATCTTTAATCCTGATCCGAAGGAGTGGGCTGCAACTCTTCAAGTTGCTCTGCTTGCAGCTCCATAAGCAGAATTTCGTATGGTTTGTCCACAACCATAGAAAGGTGAGAAATGGCATGTTTCTCCAAAACCTGGCGCATCTCACTGCGCCTCTTCTCGTAGTGGTCGCGTCCGTAATAAACCCACTCACGGAGAGCTCCGTCTACATTGACGACACTCGCGAGTTGGGCATTGTACTCCCCCTTAGGCAACAAAACACATTTAAGCGGTTTGAAAATCGAGGCCTCTACCAAGCGTCCGACTCGGTAGGGCAACTCGGGGAGTTGGACAGTCTTCCTTTGAAGAAAGACGAGTTCTCCGAGAGATTCGGCAAATTTCTTGCCTTTGGCGGTC